GAAGCCGATTGGGAAGCGTCTCGCGGCTTGTTCGTGCGCGTTGTGTCTACTGGCGAGCGGTTTGTGTTTGTGCGCGGTATCTCTGGTGGCCCAAGCCAAGGTATCAACAACGTCACTGTGCTGCACGAGATGCTGCACGCCGCGCTTAACAAGAAAATGGATTTGGCGCTTGATGCGCTCCAGTCTGGGTTTGACCGCAAATCTGATTTGGCGGTGGCTTACGACGCGTTGCTTAAGACAATGAACTTAGTGGTCAATCGCGTTAATGAAATGCAAGATGCGGGCACATTGCCTGAGTTCATGGAAGACTTAATTTCCGCCAATATCTTTGGAGACCCACGAGAGTTTATTGCCTACGCAATGTCTGACCCTGACTTCCAAAAGTTCTTGATGAAAACTGCTGGGCATCTCAAACAATCGTTGTTCACTCGGTTTATCAACAACGTGCGTCAGTTTTTTAACATGGACGCAACTCATACCAGCGCACTGTCAGATATTGTAAATATTACCGACAGCATGTTGACCGCACGCAAGACACCTTTAATGCGTGCACAGGAAGCTTTAGAAAAGCGTAGCGGTAACCTTGCAGAAATATCGTCGGCTATTAAAGAGAAGAAAGCAAAGACCAACAAGATTCTTCAGCGTATAGAAACGTCTAGCTTTGCCGACATAATCCGAGACTTGCCTCTGCTTGTTAACTTGCGCAGTATGCAGGATTTAACCGACGCGCTGTCTTCTATGTACGCTGGGTTTGATAATTTTAAGCTGCGCCAAGTACTGCCTATGTTGCAAACAGAGGCCGTAGTTCAATGGGCCGACCGCCTCGGCGTTAAAGGTATTAAAGAGTCTTGGCAAAACCTCGGTGATATGGCGGCTATGCGTAATAAAGCTACGGCGGACATGGTGCCCGTCTCCGAATCCTTAGCAAAGTTGGCACGTAACGCACCCGAGCAACTACGGCGTCTTGCTAATGTGATGCACTACTCCACGTTGCTGTACCGTGACCCAACTGTAGCTGGCAATTTAACTAAAGATGCCGACTTGAAAAAGTTGTGGGATGGCTTGACCGACGCAAATAAAAAGTTGTATGAGCAAGTCCGAGATTTTTATAAAGCCAACCACGAGCAATATCATGTGTTGCTGGAAGAGCAGATTGCTAATTCAAAGTTGGCTGGCACCGCTGGAGACGGCAAGTCCCCCAAAGGTAAACTGATTGCTCAGATTAAACAAATATACGAAGATGGCAAAAAGCTGTACCCGTACTTCCCATTGATGCGTTACGGCCAATACTGGTTGCGCATTGGTAAGGGCGTGAACCGCGAATTCTACATGTTTGAGAACGCTTTTGATCGCAACATGTTTTTACGTAAACGCGTCCGTCAAATGCAAGAGGCTGGTTTCACTGAATCCTTGCGTGAGATGCAGGAATCTAAAGTTATCGACATAGGCAACGATTTGTCTGATGCGCGTAAGCGGGACTTAGATGCCAGCGGTATGTTAAAAGAAATCTTTAACTCTATTGATGCGGGTGTAAAAGCTGGCAAAGAAGTCATTGATGATTTTGGTAATACGGTTTCTGCTATGACCAGCATTGATGCCGAGAAGCTCAAAGACGAAATCTATCAAATGTATTTGCAGACTTTGCCTGACCGCAATTTCCGCAGACAGTACATGCATCGTCAAGGCACTACCGGTTTTAGCGGTGACATTGCTCGTAACTTTGCGGTGACCGGCACAAACATGGCTAATCAATTGGCGCGTATTAAATATGGCCCCCGCATCATGAACGAGCTTGAACGTGCAAACGACACGCTTGAAGGAAACCCCGACAAAGAACGCCTCGGTGAATTTGTTTCTGAGATGCGTATGCGTGCCGAACAGCAAGTTCGCCCTGATTCGGAAGACAGCTTAGGCTATAAAACTTCTGCGTTGTTGAACTCCTCGGCCTACTTGTGGTTGATGACTTCGATCAAGACCGCCGCTACTCAGTTAACGGCGCTTCCAATATTTGTTGGCCCAGTGCTTACATCCAATCACGGGTTTAATCCCATCAAAGTTGGTAAGGCTCTTGCTAAGTCAATGGCTATTTTTGGCACAAGCGGTATTCGTCGGCAAGCTAAAGACGGCTCAACCACGTTTGAGTTCCCCTCCTACCTAAACAACGGCTTGATTAAGTTGACTGAGGATCAAAAGTTGGCTGCGCAGTACATGGCAGACAGAGGCATCAGCGACAACACGTTGGCCTACGATCTTGGTAACCGCCGAGATACGCCGACTAGCAAACTTGAAGGTACTACGTTGCGTACTATTCGCAGTGCCAGCAATGTAATGACTAGCTTATTCCATCACTCTGAGCGCATGATTCGTGAAGTGACTTTTATGACTTCCTACGATATGTATTCTAAAGAGATCAACAAAGAAACCGGCAAGAAGTACACTCACGAAGAAGCCTTACGTGCAGCCGAAGCCGAGACCCACGAAGCTTTGGGCAACTATCACGCATCTAACCGCCCTCGCGGGTTGCTGGCTAACGCTGAACGCGAAGTTGTACTTGACGCTCAAAAACCTATAGGCCGCACAATTCTTCAGTTCAAGATGTTCCCCACGTTTGTAACTACGTTCTTTATACGTAACGCTTACCGTGCGCTGGCGGGGCTTGATGCACAAGATCGCGCTAAAGCTATGACCCAGTTGGTTGGCACGTTGACTATGTCTACCGCGCTTGCTGGTTACGTTGGTATTCCCGGCGCAACAATGGCTATGGGCGCAATTCAGGGCATGATGAATGCAATGCGTGGGGACGACGAGGACGACCCATTAGAAGGCCGCGACTTAGAGTTTTGGTTCCGCAACATATGGCTACCGCAAACTTTTGGCAACATTAAGATTGGAGATCACACATTGGATGAAGTCTTAGACAGAGGCTTGATTGCCACTATGACTGGCTACGACATTTCCGGTAGCTTGTCCATGAACAACATGTGGGTGCCGGATGTAAAAGAGCAGGCCACTTCTGCTGCGGCTATGCAGGAATACTTTATGTCTTTGCTCGGCCCTAGCGCATCTATCATGTTTAAACAAATCCCTAACGCCATTGACACGCTGAACCGAGGGGAAATTTTGAAGGGTATCGAGCAGTTATCCCCGGCTTTTGTGCGCGGTTCACTTACTGCTTATCGGTATTCACAAGAAGGAGCAACTACTACATCAGGCGCGGTTATCAAGGAAGCCGAGGAATTTACTCAGGGGCAGTTGTTGGCTCAGTCTATGGGTTTCGCTACTGAAGGACTTGTGGCTCGGCGGGAAGCAATCTTCCAATTGCAAGGTGAAATCTTAAAAGTAAAACGCGAACGCACCAGCTTACTTGACCGGTTGGAGCGGGAGTTGGACAAAGGTTCGGATGAAGACATTGAAAAAGCCTTTGACAAAATATTTAAGTTTAATAGCAGAAACCCCTACGACATGATTGGTGGTGACAACATTAAGCAATCAATTAAAAAGCAAATGGAACGCAAGATTAAATCCGACCGTGGTATGCCTATTGACAAAAAGTACTATCCGCAATTAATTGAATTGCTGGAACCGTCGGAAAAGAAACTAGAGCGTGAGCGTTTGATGGCCCAATAAAAAACCCCCGCACATAGGCGGGGGGAAGGGGAGGCTGGAAGGAGCTAACTCTTCCAAATGGCAACTGCTTACCATTGATATTAGTCTACATTAAACGCGCCAAACTCGCAAACCTTTTATACCCTCCACGATTACAACCTTTGTAACAATAGGTATCTTCAACCTTTTTGTAACAGCGGCTACAGTTTCCCGTGCCGCATTGTGGTCTATGCAGGGTACAAAAAATGAATGACCGGCTCTAAACTTTGACCAATCAATCTGATACGACACGGTCTCGATTTTCATTTAGCCCCAACATATCATCCATGCGCAGGAACTCGGAATTCGATGCGTCAAACTTCAACGTACGCACAGCAGGGGAAGCAACCTTCATACCCTTGGACATACGCTTATTGACCGTCTCAACAAAGATTTTCAAGTCGGTTAACTCTTTGAGCAGGGTTTTGTAATTGACCTGCTGCTTGATACAGAATTCTTTGAACTGTTTGGCTGCTACGTAGATGTGTTTAGTATCCGGCTCGTAACGTACCAGCAACTCCCCACGAGGTTCTTGCAAAGGTAACGCCGACATACTACTCCGGGCATCTACTTCACCGTTAACCACCAAAGCATTGATGTGGTGGCTATCAAGAAATTCACCGAGGGTGGCAACGGGAGTTGACTGTGGGGGCTTTATATCGTGGCGCATTTCACCCAACATGCCCTTTAGCCAGTCGTACACAGCGGTCATATCAAAATCATGTAAGCCAAGGTGACGAGAAATTAAACCACCGGCAATGTTACAAGCGGCGGTGGCAGACCAATAGCGTTCCCGTGAGGTGAACTGAACTTCTTTATCCAGTCGGGCTTGCACTTTCTTTATCAAATCCTTGGTGTACTCTAAATTGTTTACCAGCCATGTAAGGTATATCTCCCCCGCATGACCATAGTTCTCGTTGAGTTGGTGGTCAAACATTTCTTTGCCCCTAGCTACACCAATCAAGTCATTGGGTTCTATCTTGTACTCAAGTAACCGTACGGATTCACCATCTGGGCTATTCTTCAATGCGGTCAACTTCTCGTAAAAGCTGGCGTTAGACGAGCACAAAGTCATGTTCTGCCATGAAGTGTTGTTGATGCGCAGTGCGTTCTCTGAACCCTTTTGACGGTTCTTGCCTCGGCCATGACTGATGCCGTATGCCAAATCAGAAAACTCCTTGGGGGACATGTTAGTGATTTCGTCAATCGTGTTGGGGATGTTGTTCATTACCCCAAGCTGTTGCATCTTGGCGTTGAGCGTGTCCTTCTCAATTGACATAAGTTCGTAAGGCATACCATACACACTGTTACACATGCGCAGAATGGTTGATTTCCCTGATCCGGCGTATTCGTAAATCACGTTAATGATTGAACCCTTTAACCCAGTGAACTTCATTAGTGGAGCGCCAAACGCAGTTAAGGCTCCAAAAGCGTGAGGCTCCATACCCTTGAGTGCGTACAGGTTGAAGACTTCCTTCCACTTATCTATGTCACCTTTTTCGTGAACCTTCTCGGCAAAAAACTCTGTTGTTGACGATGATGGGCTGTAGAACGTACCGTCCTTGGTAATCTCTTTGTTACCCATAATAAATTTACTGTCGCCTTCAACCCATCCAAATTGTGTTCTCATAAGCTCTGCTTTCTTCATGTATTGCAAATTTTTAACTGCTGTAACAACGTACGTTGCAAGATTTTCATATTGCTTGTGGTGCGCCATTACTCCCTGTTGGGCAAGCTGTTTACGTAGCTCGTCCTTTGATGAAATAGCCGCAGTGGTTATCGCAAACTCTTTCACCCCGTCATGGGGTAAGTGAAGTCTGAACAACGCTATCTCACCTAACTCTTTGTCCCGCATACGCTTGAGTACATACAAGTCATGCTCGTACACCATTACGGGGTCTTCTTCGGAATCTTTGGGGGGACGAACATATATGCCACCCTTTTTACCTCTGAAGAACGGAAACGGATACTCAGGTATTTGGTGTGTCTCAACACCAGCCTCGGTTTCAACCTCCACTTCGTTGTCGGCCTCGGTTGCCTCTGCTATCTCTATACCCAACACAATAGGTGAAGTGATCTTGCCTTTGTGTACACAACCATCACAACCACCGGGGTTGCGTTCTTCAAATGTCGTGCAGTGGTGTGGGCCACCGCGCTTGCGTATATTCCTAAGCTTGTTCTCTACCTCGGCAGGGTCGTACTCGGGATGCTGGTCGGACATCTTGTGCGCCGCCTTGTCTCCGTCTACACAGAAAGCAGGGATAGACAACGCCGACATCCACAGTGGCTCATCAATCTCAGCTTGGTTTTGAAACACGTAATTCAGTTGCGCACAGCCGTTCTCGGCCTTGAGCATGATGGTCTTAAACCGCTTGACCTTGTTACCCAACAATGCTTCCATCATGGGACTCATGGCAGAGGGTATAAAGTCCGGCACTTCTTCTTGTTTTGGCTCGGGTGCGCCCAGCAACTCACGCAGTTTCTCAATAGACAGCCTCGGCGAAACCTCGTTCCACACGACTACGTCTTTGGCCTCTAACCCTTTCTTTACATTCATTGAACCGGGCACACGAAGAACCCGCGATGCTTCAAACACCTTGTCGTCAACGATCAAGTCATGTTCTTTGCAAAGTTGTTTTAGCCGCTTGGCTAATGGCTCCCACACCGTGCGGGATAACATCTCTTCAAGCAACCAGTAAGCATGAACACCGTTGCCGGAATTCACCAAAATTGGTCTAGGTAAGCCGACTGTCTTGCAAAACTTCTTAAGCTCTTCCAGCCCTGTCTGCTGGTCGAGATAGCCCTCGATCTTCCCCTTGGAATTCGGTACACCCTTGGTCGGGCCGCAATCAATATCCAGCCATAAGGCTTGAACAAAGGCTACGTTATCGTGCGTCCTGTCGTCTGCTGTACCAAACTTTGCACAGCCAAAATACACGTTGACTTGCTTGGTGTTGAACTCTTGGATGAGTGTCTCGGCTTCTTCCCTTGTGTTTGCAAAACGCTGGTCAACATATTTACCTATGCCAACTATGCAGTACCGCCCCTCCGTGGGTAACACGGCATCTAGCAAATCAAATGTGGACATTGTTTATTTATGTTTTTTATGTCGTGCCATGAAACGCTCAATCTGTTCAGCGTGGGTAGGAGATGGGGTAAACGCACCCCAAAACCAGTTGTAAACCGTCATGCGGCTGACCCCTAGCTCTACTGCCACTCGCGTAGCAGTAATCTCCCTCGCTATACAGAAGCGACCCAAGGCTACGCCCAAAGATTCAGCGTCGGCCTTTTTATTGGCTTCAACTAATTTTTGGCTGTAACCATAGGTCATGCGTTACTCCTCTTCCGTCCAAGCCGCAACCACTGAGTCCAAACTTTTCTTGGATGCGGGGGCAGCTTCAACAGCTTTCTTGGATTCACGTTTCTTAGGCTCATCTACTGCGTCGGCTCGTGCTTTGACAAGGGCTTTGGCGTCTTCCTTTTCAAAAGCTTCGCCCAATGGTTTTGGTGCTTCCAACTTTGGCGCACGACCTGTATCGGCTTGATACGGAGTCATAACAACCAGCTTCTGTGTCTCGGGTAAAACAGCGGCTTTACTGGTTGCGGCGTATTCACCTTTGTTGATGAAGCGAGTCGGCGTAAACAAAATAGACTGGTTGTCATTGTCTTCATTGAAGCTCAATTGGGTAACAACGTAGTCCAAGCTTTTGCCGTTGTTGGACAAGTACTTGGTGTAGCTCTCAAAGGGATGGGTGTTGTCGCCAACGCTGTCACCAAACAAAGACTTGGAAGACAAGTTCATTTGATACACAGAACCTTCGAGGGAAGTACCGAAGTCCTCTTCCAACATAACCGCAATGCGGCGTGAGTAGCGGCAAGCCTTAGAGTTGCCCATGCCCGAACCCTTGATGTTTTGTTCGCATGAGTCGCAACGGTCAGATTGCTTATTAACGGAACCAACATCGGGGACACTGCCATCATTAGAGAAACAGTCGGGGGCTGTTGGCTCAGCGTCGGCACTCCATTGCTTTGCGTAAAAGATACGCCCAACTTTGGGAGAGGCATTGATAACGACAACATTTAAGTCGCCTTTGACCTTACCCATCTCTTCACCGCCCACAACTTTTCGGAAGATTCCGTTTTTGGGGACGATTCGTTTAACGCCAGTGCGACCGGCGAGTTGTTTTGTAAGCTCACTGACTCCAGCGGTTTGCAGAAAGTCGGGGAGGTCTTGGTTCAACAAAGTAATGTTGCTCATTTTCAGTTTTCCTTAGAACGTCTAACTACCACGGTATATTGATTTTCGACATTCAAGCCTTTCGGCAGAAGGTCAGGATTCTCAAGAAGAAAATCTTTCATGTTTGTTTGATGAAGTCTCTTCTCCAGCAGGCCATATGCACCGGTCTCCTCAATGAAGTCGTACATAGAATCCCAATCATTCGTCCAGTACCGTGACTTTACGGAACGAACAATCGTGCCAGCTTTTGTGCGAATGCTGTCGGCATTCATGTTTTTACAGATCGCAAGCATCTCCGATTCAAGCAACGCCATCTGCTCTTCGATGTCGGCGTACTCGGCTTTATACTTGGAAGTGAGGGTATCTTTGGCGTCGCGCATCTTGATGTAGATAGCGGTCAGTTTGTCTAGGGGGACAGAAGGAGTGGTGACTTCGTCCTGAACTTCTAATGCGTCCATAGTTAGCTCCAGTTGTTTCGGGGGGGTCAGTTTATCACAGACCTTGACAATGTCAAGTACTTTCTAAAATAATTTCTTGCCTGTATAAATCAATTATTTTTGTGTGGTGTGCAATGTTGCCCCGCAAGTGGGCGTACATCTTTGTCTCTATCGGACTGCCTGTTATATGCACGACTGTCATCGGGTTAACTTGACCGGGTCGGTCAATTCGGGCATTGGCTTGTAGGTATGTTTCTACACTTGAGCACGGAGCGTACCAAATAATTGTGTCGGCGGCAGTTAGGGTAAGCCCGTGGGATGCTGCTTGTGGTTGGATGATAAGAACCTTGGGGTGCTCGTTCTCTTGAAACCGCCGCACCAATTCAGAACGTCTATTGACACTCACCTCTCCATTGATAATTTCGCACTTTATATTGTGCTTTTTTAAGTGCTTTTCTAGAAGCTCAATGGTGTGGGTAAAGGGTACAAACACCAGCACTTTTTGGCTTGATTCCTCAATGACTTCCTGCACCACATTTAATCTGCCAGATACATCAAACTCTAGGACTTCTCCAGTATCCGTATACACAGCGCCCCCGGATATTTGAAGTAGCTTGTTGAGTTTCACGGCGGCATTGACTGCCGATATTTCTTCTCCGTCGGCCTCAATCAACATCTGCTTCTTGAGTACGTTGTAATACTTGATCTGTTGGGGTGACAGCGGTGCATCACGGTCAACAAAGGTTACAGGGGGTAGGTCAAGGCACTGCTTCTTCTCAAACCGTATAGCTGGTTGGAGTATCTTGTGAACAATGTGTTTGGACTCGGGGCGTGGTATCCAGCGGTAGTCACTGACCTTGAGCATTACTTGATCTCTAAATTGCCCAAAGAACAGGGGGATGCCAGTGGGGTTCACTAACTTTGCTAATCCGTAAGCATCCACAGGAGACTGCGCGGCGGGAGTTCCAGTCAACATCCACAACCCACGTATGACTTTGGTTAGGTCTCGCAAGTCTTTCCACCGCTCTGTCTGCGCATTCTTATACGCTGACGCTTCATCTACCACAATCAAATCGAACCCGCCCTTGAGCAGTTCACTCTTAACAATTCCAACCCCATCAAAATTAATGATGACAAACTCTGACCCCGCATTGATGATCTCTTTGCGCTTCTTAGCCGCGCCGTGTGCAACTGACACCGTGCGATGGATTGCGAACTTAAACAAGTCCTGTTGCCATGCCGACTTCATGATTGACAAGGGGCAAATCACTAACACTCGCTTCACTAATCCTCGTTGCATCAAATAATCAACTGCCCAAATCACTGATGCTGTCTTGCCTGTCCCCTGCTCGTTAAAGCAGAACGCTTTGTTGTTGGTCGTTAGGAACTCGGCTGTAGTCTTCTGATGATCGAACGGTGTGAACCCGTGGGGACGAGGCCACTCATACTCTGATAAGTTCATTGTTTCTTTGGCTTGTTGGTTTTGACAGTCTG